AAACCTGAGCGTGTGGCTGCACGGTACATGACTGCTGCAACAGGCATGACCATGGCACAGATTGTGGCTAACAAGAATCAGGCACACAGACTGTACGATCCAATCAAGGACAACCTGAAGTTTGTAGATGCAACAGGCAAGACCATGCGTTGGGCTGAGGCAGTGATCAAGAATCACAAGCCTGACGTTGTGATCATGGACATCGGTAGCAAGTTCGCAGAGGATGGTGCTGCATCTAACAATCACGAGTCACTCAAGGCCAATGCAATCTATGCACGTAACATTGGCAAGATGTATGGATGTCTGGTGGTATACTGCACTCAGTTGTCTGCCGAGGCAGAGGGCAAGATCGTACTGTCACAGGCAATGATTGAGGGCAGCAAGACTGGACTGGCAGGTGAGTCTGACCTTATGATTCTGATTGCAAGGAACCCGCCAATGAATGATCAGACGGAGGACGATGGCATGCGGTACCTGAACATTGTGAAGAACAAGATCAGCGGTGTACATCGTATCGTGAACTGTGAGTTCGACTTCACTACCGGAGTGTATTCATCATGAGTGATTACGACAAAGCAATAGAGGCAGGCTTCACCGAGACATGGTTGAAGAATGAAAAGAACCTTAACAAACTGTCGGCATTCGCAGATATAATCCGACAGTCTGTAACACCGAGAGAAGATGTACCGCAAGCCAACCTAATAATTCGTGAAAGGTACGGCAATGATTCTGATACTGGACGTTGAGAACACAGTAACAAACAAGGATGGAAAGAAACACTTAGATCCATTTGAACCTGGAAATACACTTGTGATGGTGGGTGTACTTCCAGTAGGTGGTGAGCACGAGATCATCACCTTTGATCACTCTCAAGTACAGCCCACTGAGAATGGGCGTAATCGGGTGCAAGAATGGCTCGACAAGACGACCATGCTAGTGGGTCACAACATCAGCCACGACCTGCTGTGGCTCTGGGAATCAGGCTTCAAGTACGATGGGCCTGTGTTTGATACGATGCTTGCAGAGTATGTGCTGCAGCGTGGACAGAATGCGTCGCTGGACTTAGGTTCTGTGGCTGAAAGATACGAGTGTGAGTACAAAAAACAAGACACGCTGCATGCTTACTTCAAACAGGGATACTCAACACGAGATATCCCACATGATGAACTCTCGGATTATCTACGACACGACCTGCTTGCTACCGAGGGAATCTTTCAGAAGATACAATCCAGACTTTCGTCAGTCTCGGATGAGGGTCTTCGTCCGACAATCGAGCTTACAAATGAAGTGACGGTTGTACTGGCACGGATGTACCAGAATGGATTCAAGGTAGACCAGTCCAAACTTGAGCACGTTCGTACTGAATTTGAGACGGAGAAGGCAGAACTTGAACGCTCCATCAATGAGTATGTTCGTACCCTGATGGGCGATACACCCATCAACCTGAACAGCCCTGAACAATTATCATGGGTAGTATTTAGCCGTAAGCCTATCGACAAGAACAGATGGGCTGCTGCAATCACACCTTACATGACTGACCAAGATTTCAAGCTGGCAGTCAAGCAGCACTTCACTACCCTATATAAAACGAAAGCAGTACAGTGCCCTACCTGCAAAGGCAAGGGTTCGTTTTTCAAGGAGAAGAAAGATGGAGGACTGTTTAAGAAGGCTACTAAATGCACACAATGCAATGGAACAGGATTTGAATATCACCCTACACGGGAAGTTGCGGGACTTAAATTCACTCCTCCAAATGAAAAGTGGGCTAGTGCCAACGGATTCGGAACTTCTAAAGGGAACCTGGAGATACTCGAACGGGTTGCCGCCGGTAAAGGTATGCAAGAAGCCAGCGAGTTCTTAGGTAAACTCAGGAGGCTGTCTGCATTAGATAGTTATCTAACTAACTTTGTGGATGGTATCTCCGCATTCGTTAAGCCAGATGGCATGCTGCATGTACGATTGAACCAGCACATCACTGCAACAGGCAGGTTCAGTGGGTCCAACCCGAACTTACAGAATATGCCAAGGGGTTCTACTTTCCCAGTTAAAAAAGTATTTATATCTAAATGGGAAGGTGGTTATGTGTCCGAGTGGGACTTTGCACAGCTAGAGTTTCGTGTGGCTGGAATACTTTCAGACGATGAGCAAATTAAAAAAGAAGTCAAAGAAGGCTTTGATGTACACTCGTATACAGCAAAGATTATTACGGAGGCAGGGCAACCTACAACTAGACAGGTTGCTAAGATGCATACATTTGCACCCCTATACGGAGCGTCAGGATATGGAAGAACCCCAGCAGAAGCTGCCTATTACTCACACTTCATGGAGAAGTACCAAGGAATAAGCAAATGGCATAACACCTTGGCAAAGCAAGCAGTTAACTATGGGTACATTTCTACACCAAGTGGAAGAGAGTTTGCTTTCCCAGACACAAAACGTAAGAGGGACGGCAGCGTAACAAACTTTACGCAGATTAAAAACTATCCTGTGCAATCTTTTGCCACTGCAGATATCGTGCCGCTAGTACTGATAGAAGTTCACGAGAGCCTCACAGCAGCAGGGTTACAAAGTGGTGTAGTAAATTCAGTGCACGATTCTGTGGTGATTGATGTCCATCCCGATGAGAAAGATAAAGTAAAAGGTATTATGGACTCTATTAATGGTAAGGTAAACTTACTGGTAGAAAATAGGTTTGGTGTTAAAACAGATGTCCCCATCATAATGGAGGGAGGCATAGGAAAAACATGGCTGGATCAAGAGGATTGGATTTAATTACACGAAAGGATGCCATAGAAGAAGGGCGTAAGTTCTTCTTTGTTGGCAAAGAATGTAAGAGAGGACACACCTCTCTACGGTTTGTGTCTAACTACGCTTGCTACGAATGCAGTAAAAGTAATTACTACGCTACATTAAAGACAGATAAGTACAAGCAAGCAAGGAAGGCCCAGACAAAGCGTGAATACCAATCGAACAAAGACAGATACTTTTTCAACAATGCTAAGAGGAGAGCACTAGCCAAGCAAGCTACCCCTGTCTGGCTAACAGAGGAACAGAAAAAAGATATAAGGAATTTTTACAAGGAGAGGCCAGAGGGATACCACGTTGATCACATTGTCCCGCTAAGAGGTTGCAATGTGTGTGGACTCAATGTAAGATGGAACTTGCAATACCTAAAGAGTAGTGATAACCTAACCAAGAGTAACAAACTTTGATAAAGGAAATAAAATGACTGAACTCGTAACTCTGAATGACTCTGGTAACTTCGCAGCTATGGCTGCTGCAATGGGCATGTCTGCTGATCTCAAGAAAGAGAAGACAAAGACTGCAACCCTTGCTCGTCTTAAGATTGATCACTCTGGTGTGATGGGTGAAGAGAATGTAAAGGGCAAGATTCGTAAGGTACAAGTAGTTGATGGTGGCCTGTATGTTCTCCAGCGCAATGAGCAGGAGAATGTGTATTGCCAGGAACCTACCATCCGTTTGTTCAACCAGCGATTCATGTACAAGCGGTATGTGAAAGGTGTTGCAGGACAGAAGGATCGTTATGTAAAAACCATTATGTCTACCGACTTGAATGGTGACTTGCGTGACACTGATGGTGGCTTCAATTGTGGCAAGCCTGCTGGCTGGATCGAAGACTACAAGTCCCTGCCTGATGACATGAAGAATCTTCTGAAGTCCATTAAGCGTGTTCGTGTTCTCTTTGGTACAGTGAACTTCCCCATTGCACTGAATGCAAAGGGTGAAGAGATTGAAGGTCTTACTGCAGTGCCCTTCATCTGGGAAGTAGACAACAAAGATGCATTCAAAGAGATGGGTGCTCCCATTGCACAGATGGCAAAGCAGAAACGTATTCTGCCCCAGCACAACATCCTGCTGAATACCATCGAGCACAGCTTGCCTACTGGTGCAGTGTTCTTCACCCCCAGTGCAGCACTGGATCTGTCACACACTCTGCCCCTGACTGATGAGGACCAGGGCACCTTCGCTAGCTTCAACGAGTGGATCGATGGCTACAATGATTATGTAGTCAAGTCCTTCAATGAAGCGATGAAGGAGAAGGCTGAGTCTGAGTTTGATTCAGTTGTCGAAGAGTTTGTAGACGTAGAGATTCAGGCAGATGCCTAATGAATCATCCTGCCGAACTCAAGGTACACCAATATCTGAGCAATCTGCGATTTGGAGATAGCACTCTCAGTGAAGAAACCGTCGAACAAATTGTGACTGATGTTCGTGCTGCCTTGATTCGGCAGTTTGTTCAGAAGCAGGATCAGAAGTTTGGCCTGCGGATGTCCAATGTTGGACGTGACTATTGCCAACTCTGGTTCGATAAGAACTCCCCTGAAGATGCAGCAGGACACTCTACAAACTTCGTAATCAATATGATGATCGGAGATATTGTAGAGGCTGTGTTCAAGGGGTTACTCACAGAGGCAGGTGTGGCGTATGCATCTGGCGAGAGGGTAGTGCTCAAGCTAGAAGACACAGAAGTTCCTGGTACGCCTGACCTAATCATGGATGGAGCAGTGGACGATGTTAAATCTGCCAGCCCCTGGGCATATGAGAACAAGTTCAAAGACTACGACACGCTGGCTGCTGAAGATTCTTTTGGTTATGTGGCTCAGTTGGCAGGCTACGCCAAAGCACTTGGAGTCAAAGCAGGTGGATGGTGGGTAGTTAACAAAGCCAATGGAGAGTTTAAATATGTACCAGCAGACGGGATTGATGTCGATCAGGAAGTATCTAAGATCCAGCAACTCTCCGACGAGATTGCAAAGAATGAGTTTCGCAGATGCTATGAAGCTATCCCAGAAACATACAGAAAGAAGGAGACAGGAAATCTTATACTCGGAAAAGAATGTGGGTGGTGTAAGTATAGATACAAATGCTGGCCCGGATTACAAGAGAAGCCATCCCTTGTATCACGTGCAGAGAATCCTCCGATGGTATCTTACGTGAAGATCGCCAATGGTTAGTCCGATAAAACATTGGGCACGTGCCAAGAAGTTTGGTTATCGTAGTGGGCTTGAGAAGGTTGTACAAGATTCCCTAAACGATAGAATGTGCTTCGCTCAGTACGAAGCTATGAAGATTGAGTGGGAAGATCTGGCTTACCGTACATACACACCAGACTTTCTACTGCCCAATGGTATAATTATCGAGACTAAGGGTATGTTTACAGTTGATGATAGACGTAAGCATCTGCTGATTAAGAAGCAGCACCCAGAGTTAGACATTAGGTTTGTGTTTGAGAATAGTAAACGCAGGTTGTCAAAAGTATCTAAGACTACATATGCAGCATGGTGTGAGAAGCATGGGTTCTTATATGCAGACAAGTTAGTACCTGATGAATGGATTCAAGAAGAGAAGAAGTTAACCCATCCCCCGTTAGTTAAATTTAAAGGAACTAAAAAAGATGCAAATCACGAATGACGACCTCGCCCTTATCATCCGTCCTAACATTGCCAATGACACATGGAACGGCACAGTAGACTTGCATGCAGTCATTATGCCCCAGTCTAAACTGACTGATGATAATCGTGAAGAGCTTATGCATCTGGTTACAGCACTGTCTGTATGCTTTAACCTGCTGAATTCGGACGAAGAGTTTGCTGCACATATCAATGAAGAGATGGCAGCAATGGCAGAGCAGAATGATTTTGTAATGACCACAGGTGAAGACGTTACTATGGACAATGTCGTATCACTGACTGAGTGGACAAAGACAAGGGGCAACGCATGAATGTAGACTTTGATACAGTATACGACCCAGTAGACAAACCTTTGCATTACAATCAAGGAAAGTATGAAACGATTGACATTATCGAAGACACGCTTGGCACATTTGACACAATCGAATACTGCCGTGGGAATGTCCTCAAGTACATCGTTCGTATGTGGCACAAAGGAGATCCCATCGAGAACGCTAGGAAAGCTGAGTGGTATCTCCGTAAACAAATCGAGTGCCTTGAGAAAACTAAAGGGGTGAACTGGTAATGGCTCGTAAATCTGGTGTGCTTGTAGAAGTTTCTTTCGATGTTAACTTTGATCCTGAAGATATGCCTGACACTTACACTGATCCTGGTTATCTAGAAGAGGTTATCACTGAGGCTATTCAAGATGCCATGTACGATGTCGGTGCACAACAGGTAGAGAAAATTAACGTAGGTATTGAGGGGTTAGAATAATGTTTCATTACTATGATTGTGTTGACATTGATTTAAGCAGGGACGCAAGGCTATCAGAGCAGGCCATGCAGCTTCTGCGTGACTACTACATGCTGCCAGATGAGAAGAGCCCACAGGAAGCCTTTGCAAGGGCTGCAGTTGCGTACAGTGCAGGTGATGATGCCTTTGCACAAAGGATTTATCACTACGCTTCCATGGGTTGGTTTATGTATGCTAGCCCTGTGCTTAGTAATGCACCAAAACCCTTGGAGAAATTTAAGGCACTGCCCATCTCGTGCTTTCTTACCTATGTAGGTGACACCCTTGAGTCTTTGATCTCCCACAATGCAGAGGTAGCATGGCTGTCTGTCAAAGGTGGTGGTGTAGGTGGGCACTGGTCTGATGTTCGTGGCATCAGTGACAAAGCCCCAGGGCCTATCCCTTTCCTGAAGGTAGTCGATTCACAGATGACTGCCTACAAGCAAGGCAAGACACGTAAGGGTAGTTATGCAGCTTATATCGAAGTAAGTCACCCTGACATTATTGAGTTCACCAATTTCAAAGTACCCACTGGTGGTGACATCAATCGCAAGTGTTTCAATCTGTTCAATGCAGTCAACATTACAGATGCATTCATGGAGGCAGTAGCAAACAATGCACCATGGGATCTGGTAGACCCACATGACGGCAGTGTGCGTGAGACTTTGCAGGCACGGGATCTCTGGCAGCGCATCCTTGAGGCACGGTTCCGTACTGGCAGCCCTTACCTGAACTTCATTGACACAGCCAATCGTTATCTACCACAAGTCCAGAAGGACATGGGCCTGAAGATTCGTGGCAGTAATCTGTGCAATGAGATTCACCTTGCAACAGATGAGAACCGTACAGCAGTGTGCTGCTTGTCCAGTGTGAACCTAGAGTCTTACGACGAGTGGAAAGACACCACCATGATCCGAGACTTGATTCGATTCTTGGACAATGTACTGCAAGCATTTATCGATAATGCACCAGACGACATTGCCAAGGCACGGTACTCTGCAATCAGAGAGCGATCACTTGGTCTTGGTGC